GTAGTCACTTAGCCCAGCAGCGGTAAGCTCACCTGAAAGCGTGGTAGCAATACCTAGGTTAGCCGTAGCAGGCTCACTAGACGGCATAGCCTGTGTAGCCTTACTAGAAACGGTAGCCACTGGCGTTACCAGTATTGCGGTAGACGTAACCTATAGGGTAAACAGTGAGCAGAGCATAGTACTGACCGCAGAGTACGAGGTTATTAGTGTGACTGAGGTAGGGGACGTTTTGCCTACTGATTACGCTATTAAAACTGAGGCTTTGGCTACTATTGCTGCCGATTATGCCGTAAAAACTGAGGCTGTGGACAGTGTGGGGACAACGTACGGGGTACGTACTGAGGTTTACACACCTGTACCAAGTGACTATGCCGTACGCAACGGCGTGCTAGTTACTGTGCCTACTGACTACGCGGTGCAGACCGCCAGCCAAGTAAGCACACCTGCAGACTACGGGGTATTGACCGTAGCGGGCATTACCCTGCCAGCAGCCTATGAGATTTTTGCAGTAGTAGTGCCTGTACTCACTACCCTGAGCGCAAGTTACCGCATATGGAGTATTGAGCGGGGCGAGACTGAGGTGTACCCACCTGACACGCCAGTATATACACCAACGGGCGAGGTGTACGCGCCTACTGGCGATAAGTACACCAACACACAAAGCCCTTATACACCAAGCGGGCAGGTTTATTAGCAATTAAAAGTGTTACAATAATTAAACGTATGAACTACACCACCATAGCAAAAGTAGAAAAACTGCTAACCATAGACATAGACACTGCACAAGAGGCAGAGGTTACTACGTGGATTAGCGCTATGTCCCGCTTTGCAGACAAGTACTGCAACCGCACTATAGTACAGCCAGCAGCAACCGTAGCCAGCCAGCGCAAGTTTAGTGGCAACGGCGGGCAGACCTTGCATATAGACGAGTGCACAGGCATTACGGCGGTGACCGATAAGGACGGCAACGCGATTACTGACTACATTACCTACCCACTTAATGCGTCACACGTGCAGGCTTTGTTTACTGCGGGGCGGTATTTCTCTAAGGGCGAGGCTAACTATTACGTTACTGCTAAGTGGGCTAAGGCGGTGACTGACACCGTACCAGACGACCTAGCGCTAGCTGTGTCTATTCTAGTAGCAGGCATAACTAACTTTAGCCGTAGTGGGGGTGATAACGTGGCGAGTGAAAAGGTGGGCATGTACAGTGTGACATTTAAGAACCAGCAAGACCGTGACGACTACAAAACAGCTATGGCTATTTTGGACACGTATAAGCGTCTAGCTATTTAACTATGCTTACTGACCACTACACAACTGAGTTTACGGTAAAGCGCAACATACAGACGGGGCGTATTACTACGTTTGCTGTGGTGGGTACAGGACGCGGGCACTTACAGCCCGCTACCAGTGAGTACCAACTAAAGCAGGCGGGGCAGTACCACCTAAACTTTGTACTTTTCACCAACTACGTTATTGAGATTGGCGACATTGTAGTAGTAGGGACTGACGAGTATAAGGTACACGGGCTGCAGGCGCATAACTTTAGGACTGGCACACGGCATAGAGAGGTGCATATGCACAAAGCCTAGCCTATGGACATAAAAATAGCAGTAGACACTAAGAAAATTGAGCGCCTAATTGGGCTTTACCCTAGGGCTACGCAAATAGCAATAGGCAATTTCCAAGAGCGGGCGGGGCGTACTATTGAACGCAACGCCAAGAAACGAGCGCCAGTTATACACGGTAACCTACGCCGTAGTATCTTTTTTGTACCTAATAGCCCGCTAGGTGGGGCGCGGGTGCACGCGTACGCAAACTATGCCAAGTACGTACACGGTGCGCCGTACCACGAAAACGGTAGACCGCGTAAAGAGACACCGTTTTTTACCTATGCACTGCTAGACGCAAACGGCGCAATACAGCAATACGCGCGTGCTATAATTCCTGATATACACAAAAATGTAGGCAATAACTAATATGACCCGCACCCCTGAGGAAATACGCACACTTGTAATAAACCGCTTAGAGGCTTTGAGCACTAAGCACGGTGTTATTTTACGTAGCCCTATGAGTGGCGCACGTACTGCCTACCCTGCCTATATTTTGGAGTTTGGACAAAACAGTGACGTTTGGAGTGGTAACAAAAGCAACGTGCGTACGCATATGTTTAACCTGTATATTGAGTACGAGCACGATAATACAGAGGATAAGCAAGAGTTGGCAGAGGCAGCAATTAGTGAGTGTATAGGCGAACTCTATAACGTGGTGTTTGCCAGCCCTACTATTACAGGCGTTAATAACGGCTGGATTAAGGCAAGTGATGTTACGTGGGGCTATGGTGATAGTAGCGACAAACCAACCCGCGTGGCGATGTTGCAACTTTCCGTAACTGTGCACGAAGACCGCTAGACAAAATTAAAAGGTGCTATAATTATTTTATATGAAACGCAAGGACACAAATAGCAAACCAGTAGTTACCCGCGATATGCCAAGCAGGGGCGAGGGTGTTATGGAAACCTACCACTTTCCAAAGGTGGGAAATATCCAAGCCAGTAGCCTAGCAGAGGCGCAGGTAAAGGCTGAGGCTAAGCGCAAAGCACTTAACAGTAATAACGAGGACAATAAAAATTAGCATATGAGTTACACACGTGGTGAGAGTTACGCCCTAGGCGTTGGAGTAGAAAACCCTGCTGCACGCGGTACTTTTGTGGCTGCACAAGACTACATTAAGACCCGCGAACCTGCAGCGTTTCAAACTGAGGTAGAAAAAGTACCGATTAGAGAGACTAAAGAAACTGGCTTTGGCTCACAAGGTGAGATTATTACCGCTAAGCGGGTAATTGGTGACGCTGCGTTTAATATGCGTTACCGCACTATTGGCTACTTGCTAAAGTCTCTTTTGGGTACTGTTAACAGTGCTGTAGAGGCAGGTGAGACTACTGTATACCGCCACACCTTTACCCTTGATACGTCTATTTTGCAGCCTACCCTTTCCTTTTCACAGGGACGCGGTGGCTTGCAGCACAAAGCCATTAACGGCGCTGTAGTCTCTAAACTAAGCCTTGCGTTTGCTCTTAACGATGTTATTAACGGTGCGTTTTCTATTCTAGGACGCAGTGAGGTTAATAACGCTGACTTTACTGAGGCGTTTGCTGCTAATGACTACCTTGCACCGCACCAAATGCTCACAATGAAGCACGCAACTAACGTAGCAGGTTTGGGTGCTGCAACTGGCGTATGTATCACTGAGGGCGCACTAGAACTTGACCGCCAAAGCCGTGACAAGTCTTGCATTTCTAGCGTTACGCCTGTGGACTTTATCGCACGTTTGCTTAACGCTAGCGGTAGTTTCAAACTGGAAAAGCAAGACGATACCTTTAAGGACTACGCAGAGGCAAACACTGCCCGCGCGTTGCAGTTTAGTATTGTAAATACTGAGCAACTTATTGGTGTTGGCTCATACCCTACACTCACTATTACATTCCCTAGTGTTACCTTTAAGACGACTGAGGAACGCCCACTAGACGACATTGTAAGTGACAACGTAGAGTTTATGGCACATTACAGTGACGCTGACACTGCAGGTATTACCGTGAGCCTTGTAAACGAAAAGGCAAACTACCTACACACTTAATAGACCCTTACTTATTTGAAACCTATGCAACCTAACACTTTCACAGACCAAATTACTACACCGATTGGCAAGCACGTAGTAGTCTTTAAAACTCTTATTACTGGCGCAGAGCGTGAGCAAATAGACGCTGCCAGTATGAAGTTTGTAGACACTAAGGACGGTAAAGAGTTTACCGTTAAGGATATGCCGAAAGTAACCGTGGCTGAAAAGCACGAACTGCTAAAGGTGTGTGTGTTGTCTATTGACGGCGATAACGCAGACTGCTTTGAGCGCCTGCAGAAAATGTACGAACCTGACTATAAGGCAGTCTATGAGGCTATCTTAGAGGCGCAAAAAAAAACGGCAACTTTGACCTAACAACTATAGTGGTGGTGTGTGAGCACTTTGGGTGGGATTGGTACACATTCTACAGCCAGCCCGATTTTTTCATACGTGCCGTGCTAAAATACTTAGACAAACAGTATGGACACACAAGTACAAGTACAAATAAACGCCCTAGATAACTCTAAAGAGGCTTTTGCTAGCCTTAGCAAAAACCTAGAGCAGGTGCAAAAAGTGTCACAGTCTACTACTGAAAAGATAGCAGCACTGCAGCCAACCTTTCAAAAAATGGCGGTGGCAGGCACGGCTGCGTTTGCGGGTATTGTCGCTGGCGCTAAGAGCAGTATAAACGCGTATGCAGAGGTAGAGCGTGCACAACGCCAACTAAGCAACGCGGTTATTGGCGTTTCTAAGGGGACTAAAGAGCAACTAGAGCAAATTAACGCGCTCACTAGTGCCCTAGAGAAAAAGGCGGGTGTGGACGCTGACAGCCTTACTATGGGTGTGGCGCAACTTAGTACCTTTGGGCTGAGTACTGACGCGGTTATTAACCTTACTAAGTCACTGGCTGACCTGACCGTAAACCAAGACGGTGTTAACGCAGGTAGTGAGCAGTACATAGCCAACGCCAACGTAATTGCCAAGGCTCTTAACGGGCAGTTTGGTATTTTGGAAAAGAGCGGTATACGATTTACTGAGGCGCAAAAGGCACTTATTGAGTTTGGTACTGAAAGCGAAAAGGTAGCAGCGATTAACGAGGGGCTAGCGCAGAACCTACGCGAGACTACAGACACCATAGACGGTATTGACCTTGCCAACGCCAAGGCTGCGCGCTCTTTTGAGAACATAAGCGAAAACCTAGGCAAGGCGCTAGCACCTGCCTTTGCTAAACTG